TTCATCGGTTAGTTCAACCTGACATTTGATGCATTGTTTTAGACTAAGTTTTTTTTGTGAAGACATATTAATACATATATGATCATTTTAATATGCCTGATATTAATTTAGAATCAAAAGATTTATTTCACAAGCTTAGAAAGCAATTGCTAATGCTTGATCCTGTAATGTTTGTCGAGACCTTTTTAACACTAGATGGTAAACCATTTAGACTAAGAGGAAATGGATATAAACCTTTTGCAGAAGTTTATAGATACATTGGTGTCAAAGCTCTTGAGCCAAATGCAAAACCATTAATCATTGTCAAGGGACGTCAGGTAGGAGCAACTACTATGGCAAGCGCCCTTGAAATGTATTTTATGGGTTGTGGTTTATTTGGCACCTCTGAAAAGCCACCCATCAGAGTTATTCACGCATTCCCTCAGTTGGAACTTGCTGCTGCTTATTCCAAAACCAAACTTAACCAAATTATCTCTTCATCGATCTCTACGGCTCAAGAAGGTGATAAGAAAAGCGCCGCTAAAGTGAAGACTCATATGCAGGCATTGCTTGACCAGTCTACGGCAACCAATGACTCTTTGCACTTTAAACAATTCAGTGGCGGTAATCATATCTGGATTGAGTCTGTTGGTCTTGACGGAGACCGCATCATGGGTCGTACCGCTGACGTTCTTTTCTTTGACGAAGTTCAAAAAACGACTGGTATGGCTATTGGTAATTCTCTCAAGGTTCTTACCACGGCTAAATATGGTAGGCCTTCTAAGGGCGTTCAAGTTTACTTTGGAACTCCGAGACGTAAGGGCTCTGACTTCAATAAAATGTGGCAGGCTTCATCTCAACAATATTACTATTTAAAATGTGAGAATTGCGAAAAGCATTTCCCTCTTTATACTCCAGGTTCTGATGAATGGAAGAGTATTTGGATTTATGGAATGATTGTTAAATGCCCTCATTGCGCCCATGAACAAAATAAATTAGATGCTGCCGAACGAGGCAAATGGGTTGCTTCTAAAGATTTAAATGATGAGGATTGTTTGATGGTTGGATTCCATCTAAATCAGCTTTACATGCCTATGTTCACGCGCGAAGACATCGATGCTGAAATGCCCGGTAAGCATCCAATTAACACTGAACGTGTTTATATGAATGAAGTTTTGGGAGAATTCTTTCAAGGAGATTCTAGCCCTATTACTCCGGAAGAAATCAAAGAACAATGCGCTGATATCGGTCGTAAGTTTTCAGCTCGTATTGCACCAGTCATTAATAAGGCTAGCCCTCAAATTGTTGTATTGGGTATCGACTATGGAGCTAGAGCCGATTTAGAGCAATTGGCTAATCCTGAAAAAATAAGAGTTACAGGTCAGTCTTATAGTACGGCTGTTGTTTTATCTGCTCAAGGACCTAATTTGTTAAGCATTGAATTTGCAACAAAGTTCAAACGAAATGACATGGAAAGTAAAAAAGGTATTATTGATCAGCTTATGAGGCAATATAGTGTTCAGTTGGCTGTCGGAGATATTGGTTACTCAAATGATTTCTCAGCTATGTTACATAATATTTACGGAGATAAGTATTTAGTCTCTCGTGCTCATAATAAATTAAATGGACATATTAAATTCTCGGATGATGCTTTTCCAAAAGAAATAATTTTTGAAAGAGATTTTTATATTGGAGAACTTTATGAACAATTAAAGAAGGGTCAAATTAAATTCCCATTTGGGGATTATGAGAAGATTGCTTGGTTAATTGATCATTGTTGCAGTATGGAAATTAAGCCGACTTTATCAAGAATGGGTGGAGATCCCACGATTCATTATGTAAAGGGAAGCACTCCTAACGATGGGTTTATGGCTTTATTAAATGCTTACATAGCATATAAATTTATTATTACAAGAGGTTTTACTAGTCATAATCCTTTAGTTCAGCAGTCAAATTTTAAAGATCGTAATAAACCATTGGTAATTGCTGGGTTTATACCTCGTAAGTTTTAATTAAATCTCTTTAACTGATATATTATTAGTTACGTATAGAAGAGAAATATAAAAAACTTACGAGGATTCATGACAGTTCATAAAGCTAAAAAAATATGGGTAGGACCATCTAAATCAGAATCATACTTAGGATCTAAGTCTGCTCTTCCGCAAGTTAGCTCTTTAATGTCAAAAAGTGTTTCAGAGATTAGGCGTGAAAATATCTCTGGTGAAGTAGAAGCCGGCTTTTTTAGAGATGGTTCTGGGCCATCTATTAAAGAAGATGGGGCGACTTCTAATGGTCGTGTTGTATCTTCTGTTGGTCAAAATAAGTATGCCCAAGCCGTAAGCAGTGGTGCAGGTTATCGTGGAGGCAACGGAGATACCGTTAAGCAAACGCCTGAAGTATATTCTCCCCTTTGGCTAAATTCTAATTTAAATCTTCCTCGTGACAGGGCTACTATCAATGCCTGGTGTCGTAGTTTTTATGCTTTGAACCCCTTTGTTCATAATGCAATTAATTTACATAGTACCTATCCAATCAGCAAATTAAATATTAAATGCCCTAATAAAGATATTGAAAAATTCTTCAACGATATGATTGAGGAAATTGATTTGATGAATATTTGCGTTCAGATTGCCCAAGAATATTGGTTGCTTGGTGAGTCTTTCGTTTACGCCGAGCTTGATGAAAGCCGTGGTAAATGGAGTCGTTTACTTATTCAAAATCCAGATTATATGTTTGTTAAACGCTCTCTTGTTGCTGATGAACCAGTCATTATGTTACGTCCTGACGAGAACCTAAAGAAAATTATATTTTCTAATCGTACATCCGATATTGAACAACGTAAACAACTTAATAATCATATCATTGATTCTGTCAAGCGTGGCGAAAATATCTCTCTAGATAATTTCAATGTATCGCATTTGGCTCGTAGAATCAGCCCTTACGAAATCAGGGGAACTGGACTTCCAGTTTGTATTTTTCGTCAGTTAATGCTATTTGATAAATTGAGGGAATGTTATTCGATGGATTGCGAGGTTTTAACTGACCAAGGCTTTAAAACTATTAACCAACTTACTACATTAAGTACTAATGTTATTCAAAATTCAAATTACGTTAATGGCATTACATTAGATGCTGCTGGTAATCCAGAATCAGTTTTAATTATGAAGGAAGATTTTAAAGTTGCCTGTGTTAATTCTGAAACAAACACTGTAGAATATCATAAACCGATCGAGCTTCATATGTCTCATTATGAAGGCAAGATGCTACATTTTTCTGGAAAGAAAATTGACACGCTAGTTACTCCTAATCATAAAATGTGGGTAAAAGAGCAAACAAATGGTAAATGGGGTAAATACGCAAAATATCCCGCTCATGATCTATCATTAAAGAAGAAATATTATAAATTTAAGTCTGATGCTAAATTTGTTGCTGGACCTGTAATTAAATCGGTAGATGTGTGTGGTCATCAGGTGCCAGCAAATCTTTATCTTAAAGTTCTGGGTTATTTAGTTTCTGAAGGTTGTGTTTACGAGAATTTTGATAATGGCCGTTATGACGCTCAGGTTCTAATGAGTCAGCTAACAACAAGCGATTGCTATCAAGATATGAAAGAATCTTTTGAGGCATTTGCTGATAAATTAAATAAAAAATGTGGCAGTTATATTTCAATAAAAGGATCCGGGTACTCTAAAAATACACCAAAAGAAAAATGGGAATCTGTTATTCATGGGAAAGATTTAACTCAACATTTTATTAAAGAAATCGGTACTAATGGTTTAACTCGTTCTGAGCATAAGAGACTTCCACGCTGGGCACTTAATTTACATCCAGATCAACTTAATATTCTTCTAACCTCACTTGTAAAAGGCGATGGTTCTGAGGCTATCAGTAAATTTGGTACTAATTCAAAAAGTTTTAAGTATTCTACAATTTCTAAACAGTTAGCTGATGATATTTATGAATTGGTTTATAAATGCGGATATGTACCTAATATTTGCATTAGCAAAAAAAATTCCGATGATAGAATAGTAACAGAATACATTGTTATGTGGTCAGATACTAATTATGGTAATGAGCCATTGCTATATACTGGCGCCAAGAAAGAAGGTAGCGGGGGTGGGGGAACTGTTAAAGAAGTTGATTATAATGGAACGGTATGGTGTTTTGAGGTTCCTACAGGCTTATTTATTACTCGTCGTAATGGCAAAATTAGCATTCATGGTAATAGTAAATACGCACAAGCTGATAATATGATTAATCCATTAACTTTAGTTAAGATTGGTACCGATGGCCCTGATGGATTACATCCAACTTTCGCGGACTTAGATGCATGGAGGAATGTATTCGAAGAAGCTCAATATGATAAGGATTTCAAGATCTTTACTCACGCTGGTATCGCTGTTGAACGCGTTGGATACGGTCAAGGTATTTATGATATCTCTGGTGATATTACTCAAATCATTAAAGAAATTTACGTTGGTTTACAAGTTCCGCCTGTTCTTATGGATGGTGGTGCTGATACTACTTATGCGAATGGTGGTGTGGCTCTGGACGTTTTAAGACAACGTTACATGCAATTCCGTAATATGATGAGTACTTGGCTTAAAAGAAAGGTTTTTGCTCCAATCTCTAAGATTCAAGGCTTTTACGATTACTCAGGTGGCACAAAGCAATTGATTGTTCCAGACGTGGATTGGAACCACATGAGCTTGTTTGACGCAGGGGATTACATTAACAGCTTAGCTACCCTTACTCAAGGTGATGGTCCTGCTAAGAGAGCTTCTTTACATACTCTATATCGTTCTATGGGTCTAGAATTTGAAGATGAAATTCGTAAAATGCGTAAAGAATCTATTTATCAAGCAATTGATGCTAAAGAAAAAATAGCTTTAGCTGCTATGGATTTAAATTCTTTGAGAGCTTTGGATGAGGCAGATGAAATTCTAGAGCCACAGCAACCGGTTGATGGTGCGGGTCCTGGTGGGCCAGGTGGACCAGGTGGGCCAGGCGGGCCAGGCGCACCATTACCAGGAGAAATGCCTGGTGGAGCGGCTCCAGGGCTAGATATGGGCGGGCCACCTCCCCCTCCGGGTGGAGGCGCAGGTGGTTCACTTCCACCTATAGCATAATTGAACACATAACTTATGTATAATGGTGTATTTAATTACCGATATTATATGTACTGAAGGGTTATCATGAATAAATTTGCTCAAAGAAGAGGATTACTAAATAAACTACATGAGTGGGGAAACGTCAGCGGCCGATCTGCTGAGAAGTTTTTTAATCCAGAATTTCTTAAAGTTATGACTGCTCTGCGCCTTAGAGACGATAATATTAGATCTATTGTTTCTGGAGATGCTATTGGTGATGGTAATCCTGGTAGAGATAATATTAGTATAAAACAACTTTTAAAGTCTGCTAAATCAAATCTTAATAAAAGAGAATACATGCAGGGAGTATCTGATTTAGGAAGATTTCATTCAAAATTACTTGAAGTAGCTAATGAAATCGGAGCTTTAGATTCTAATGTAAATGAAGTTCATGAAGGGTTTCTATTTAAACATTTGAGTGATAAAAACAAAGACAAAGAAACTCCAAAAGATTTTCTGGAAAGAACAAAGCACCTTGAGCATTTAAAAGATTTAAAACAAAGATTTTCGGCAGCACAAAAAAAAGCAATGATCAAAGAGGCTAGTATTGCTGATTTGCTTGTTAATATAGGAACTCAACGTGGTAGAGCTTTAGCCGCTTGGGAAAAAAGATATAAAGGCCAAACGGCTGTTTTAAAAGATCAAAGCAACAGACAAGTTGAAATTTCTGAAAAGATTTTAGAACTAACATTATCTCAACTTAAAATCATGGCTACTCATCGCGCTGGAAGAAACGTAGATGAGTATATGAAGGCTGCTAAGAAAATTTCTGATAGATATGAAATTTATGATATAGAATTTAAAAAATA